TTTGCAAACTCTGCCCAAAATGTCTTGCTCTGCCCTATCTCCAGGAATGGCACACCAACCAGTTCATTGCCACCCGCAACGTCTACCATCTCCCATATCTCAGCCGCGCTCTCAAGTGTATGTGGTGTTACTGGGCAACGCACTTCGTTGAAGATAGATCGAGCGCCTTCTGTATAGGTGATATCAACCATGCTATTAGTAAATGTCGCTTGACTCGTGCTGCATCGTGTCGTTACAAAACGGTAATGCCGATCTTCCCATACAGCGTCGCCGGTCTCATCAACATAGAAAAAGCCCAAGTCGGAATCTTCCAGTTTTCGTATCTCATCTAGCCCTTTGCCGTGCCCGTACCAGATGGTGAATTGACTGATTCCTGTATCAATGTTTCGCTTCGTCGCAGACCATCCAGCGGAATCCAGCAGCAGCCCTATCAATGTGCCTGAGTATTGATTCTCCTGTAATACTACATGTACATCTGCCCTGCCCAGGTAATCCATACCATCCACGCAAAGTATCCGCGCTGTCTGCTCGGCTTTGTGAGGGTGCGGAATAATATTTTCGATATATCCGCTGAACTGCTCATACACTACGCCATCGTACTCGACACGGAATCGCACCGGACGCCTTGGGAGTAGATTCCCGTACAACACGCCTCCAGAATTCTCTGGGCAATACTTCTCATCGGTATTCTTAACAGTCAGAGACATTTGTCCCGTATTGGTTTTAACGCGGTCAAATGGCAATCGTTCATCTTTTCCTCGTGACACCTCAGCGTACATTGCATCTGCGGTGATATCGTCATAGGTCCCTGCAAACGAGCCGTTATTATCCCAATCCACCTCGATCATATGCCAAGGCCCCGCCCACGATATCGGGAACGCATACGGGAATTGGTTAATAGCCACCTAGTATCCCCCCAATCGCGCTTCCTCAAAGATATAGGTGTTTATCATCCTGGCAAACTCCCGCGCCTCGTGCTCTGTCCCCATCATGGCCCCCACATGAAAATGAACCTGCATTACCCTATTATTCTTCCCTAGAGGAACCACCGCCTCCGGCCCACTTTCACCTATCATTGCCAATGTAGGTTTCCGTACTATGCCACCTTCAGCCAATGCCGGAATAGTAGGTAGTTCAGGCATTGTCAGTTTCCATCCCGGGAATACGGTTTTTCCCAGGATTTCTTTTTTGGGAATATCGAATAGCGTCTTTCCGCTGATATGCCCGATCATAGAGTTATACATCCCGCGCACAGCATCAAACGCTAGGCGGAATGGTGCGGTTACAAGATCCGCTACTGTTGCGAATAGCGCCTTGAGTTTATCGATGAAATTCACAAAGGCGTCTTGCAATGTACCGAGCGCCTCCTTGACCTTATCCCAGTTTTTGATAACCATGATCACCATGGGTATTACAGGCCCGAACATCAAGGAGAATACGGCAGTCAGTACTAATGCAGCTTTGCGGTTCTTCTCCCACATATGCCATAGGAGCAACCCTGCTGCTACTAGAGCAGCTATAGCAATCACTACTAGGCCAATAGGATTCGCATTCAATGCAGCATTCCAAAGCCATTGCACGACGGTCAAGCCCTTGATTACCGCTATCGCTGCTTTGAATGCCACAAAACCCGCCATGAGCTTGGGTAACAGTATCAACATCAATCCCATGGGTATCAATATCGCGCCTACAGCAGCCGTCACCGTCACGAGCGTCCTTGATAACGTCTTGTTCTCATCCATCCATCCCGATACCTTGGTAATAATTCCCGTTATTTTATCCGTCATAGGCGTGATAGCTGGTATGAGGTTTTCGGCTATAGCATTCGTTACTCCTCGAATACTTTCTGTCACCCTTTGCATTTCATCAGTCATCAACACGGCCTTCTCTGCGGCCTCCGCGTCAAATACAACCCCCATCTCATGCGCCTCTTTCCTCATCTCCTCCAAGCCCTCAGCACCATCCCATAGCATCGGCAACATTGATGTGCCTGCACGTCCTAGCAAATCCTGAGCCAAGGCTGATTGTTCTGTGGCATCTTCCATATTCGCTAATGCAGTAATAACATTCAGCATTTGGTCTTCGGGTGATTGCCCTACCAAACTCTCCCAACTCAAGCCCAAGGAGTCAAAGGCCCTTACACTCTCCGTCAATCCATCCTTTGAATCCTGAATAGCCGACGACAAACGTCTAGAACCCTTCTCTATTCCTTGCAAGCTGCCGCCGCTCAGTTCCGCTGCATATTTTAATTCTGACAATGCCTCCGTACTGAATCCAGTGCGGATAGACATTTTCGACACTTCATCCCCTGCCGCCGCATATGATTTGACCGACATCGCCATGCCACCCGTAATAGCTGCACCCGCAGCCATCATGCCAACGCCCATTTTTTTTGCATTGGCTTGTACACCGCTCATAACTTTTGACGCTTGATCTTGCGCCCGGATTAAGACTTCTAATGTCGCCGCCATTATCTATTCCTCTGAGCCTCTTCTTGCTTCTTGTTCTGCCATTCGTTGTCCAGATTGATGCATCGAATCAAACCCTCTTTTACCAGAAAGGGCATCCACTGCCAATCTTCCCATGCTATCCATCCGTATTCTTTCATCACTCGGTGATAGTTCCATAGGTCAGGGACACCCTTGTCTAGTACCTTATCCCATACAGGATTCCGGCCTGCTGGGATATCCTCTAATCGATAAAGTATTCGGTTATCAAAATCAGGATCGTCTAGGCCGAAGTTTTTTTTTGGCGGTCCTGTTCCGCCTCCCATTCCTCGAGTATCCACTCCAGGCAATCCGAGGGTAGTTGCTCAATATATCGTCGTTCTACAGGTAGAATCTCCCCATTCTCGCCCTCGATGTTCCATTCGCCCAATACCCGTTCGACCATGTCTATCCGTGCCACTGTCACCGAGATGTCCGGCTTCGCCTTGTCCATACCCGCCTCTGTGTTCATCTGACACGTCAATTGCCTATTGGTTAGATATTCTTGATCTCCCGCACTCCACCATCGCCGCAGCTCCACCTCCAGTATACCCACAGGAACGCCAAAGTCCCTGTTCGTCTTGATGGTTTCCTCTCTGTTCGGTAGCCTCGCCATGAACCTCCTTATGCCGCAGTACCTGGGGTCAGTGCCCCGTTGACTTTAAATGATGCTGAGATTTTCACGATATCGCCCACCGTTGACTCTATACTGCAATCCTCCATCCAACATTCACCGGTGAATTCAGGATAACCTGCGGTGTCTCCGAATGGGTGAATCTCAAAGCTTGCCGTACTCGTGGCTGTCCTCAACCCATCCAATACAGTCCACGAACCGATGTTTGCTACATCGTTGAACCACATGTCCATGCTGAAGCTGCAATCCTCTAGCTCGTCAGGGGCGTATGTGTGCCCTGCATCGCCCATTGCTGTCACATCTACCAACCCATGCCCTTTAGTCTCAACGCTCACCTTAGTAGCATCCGCTTGTAGCACCCTGAGTGTTCCACCACCAGCATCATCAATCGATATGCTGGTATCAACGCCAGCCCCTACCGTGCTTTTTGCCATTTTATTGCCCTCCCAGTCTATTAAATTCTACCGCTACCTCAATCGATACATCTGAGCCTGTAACATTCAGCACTGCTCTTACATAGGGCCTCACTAATGCTGAGGCGTCCGACTTGAATTCAAATCCCGCCGCTGCTATTTGCGTGAATGCTACCAGCTCATCATCGTTGCTGCCGAAATTGTTATTGCTGTGCCTGATTGATACATCTATCGTATCACTCGCAGACACGCTGAATACGTGCAATGCTGCGGTATATCCTGCGGTTGAGATGTAGTAGATATCGTCAGTATCCCAATCATTATCTGTGCCCCCTGCTAACGTAGCTGTCACCGTAGTTGCAGTATTTGAGAGGACAGTCGCCGAGCTGCTATCAGTAAAATTATAAATAGTGTGACCAACTAGCTCATTCACGCGCCACGTAGACGCGGAATCCGTTAATACAGATGCATCATTCGAGCCCGTATGTGTACCGTTCAAATTCGCATTTGTCTGGGTTGTGCCGTTGAGATCGCCCGTGACTGCCGTCTTGGGATAAAGCACGATTCCTTCCTGCATACTGTACTGGCCCATCGAAGGCTTGTCGTGGAATTTGAAGCTCTGTGTCATTTTCACCACATCGCCTATGTCCGATGTGATCGGGTAATCCTCCTGCCAATACTGCCCGAATAATGCGACATTACCGTAGGCATCGCCCTCCGGCATGATCGA